CTCTGGAAATGCTTTCAGGCATACTGCACGTATCTCTTCCTTATAAGAATCCTGCTCAAGCGCAAATGATGGGCGCTTTCTCGCATAATCACGCAGATAATAGTCAAGCGTCAGAACTTGCCGTACAAGTATATCATCAAGCGTTGTACGCGCTGCAGCGAAGTCACGGATAAACTGATACTGTGCTTCTCTGCTGTGCTTTTTTTCATGCATTTTTCGAGCACGGTATTCATCTGAAAGAGCCTCGTACAATAAAAATGGACGGTCAAATTGTTTGCACAAAACTTTAACGGTGTTGGAAAACTGTCCGCTGTTGTAGTATGTCTCAACCATCTCCTCTAAGCCTTTAAGCCTAATAATGTCATCATAGGAAAGCCATGGTGTTTTTAATACTTCATATGGCGGCTCTGCCTGTGATAATATTCCATACTGGCTTGCCTGTGCCTGCATCGGGGAACCCTTTAATACCTTTAAAAAGCCTAACTGCAGTTGGCTTGGCTTCATCTGATACACCACATCAAAGGAATGACCAAAACTCTCATAATCCTCTAATGGCAGACCTGCAATCAGATCGAGATGCTGATGAATGTTATGGAACTGACGAATTTTCTCTGTAACTTGTGCCACACGTGCCAAATCCATCTTTCTGTTGATTGAGTGAATCGTATCAGGGTTTGCTGTCTGCACGCCGATCTCTAACTGCACAAGTCCCGGACGCATTGTCTTTAAAAGTGCAATTTCTTCCTCATCAAGAATATCTGCTGCAATCTCGAAATGAAAGTTAGTCACGCCATTGTCATGGTCGCAAATAAACTGCCAAATTGCCATTGCATGTGATTTTTTACAGTTAAAGGTGCGGTCTACAAATTTAACCTGCGGCACGCGCTGCTCTAAAAAGAAGGCGAGTTCCTTTTTTACTGTATCGAGTGGGCGAAAACGCAGTTTCTTATCTATTGATGAAAGACAATAGCTGCAAGAAAATGGACAGCCTCTGCTTGTCTCATAATAAATAATTCTATTCTTAAAACCATCCATCCGTCCTGCCTCATCATAAATAAATGGAAGATCTTCCATCGGTGTGAGCGGCTGCGGACTTGTCTGGTGGAAGATTCCGTTTTCATCCAGCCATGCCGCCCCATCTGGAAATGTTTTGGATAATGGATTTGCATCTTTTTCACGCGCTGCGTAATACTCTATCAGCGCTGGAAAGCTCTTCTCTCCCTCTCCGTATAAAACTCCATCCACCTGCAAAAGTGACCTCAAAAAACTCTCACAGTCATAGGAAACTTCCGGTCCACCAACCCAGATTTTGACACTTGGACAGAGATTTTTTAAGTTTCGCACTAGCTGTCTTACATACTCGATATTCCATATATAGCAGGAAAAGCAGACAAGATCGGCATGATGAAGATAGATATCATCAAAAATCTCTGATGCGTGATGGTTTATTGTGTACTCAGCCAGTTCCACCTCTACCCCAAAAATCTGCTTTTGCTTTAGATCGCGCAGTGCGCACTCGCGAAGCAGGTAAACTGCCGGGTTTGAATGAATATATCAAGTCCGGAACATCGACACCATTCACTTCCAAAGTCGTTCCGTATTTATCGAAACGTTCAAAGTAGATACGGTAGTTCTTTCGCGGATAGGTAGTAGACGATGTACCCTGTATCCGAAGTCCTGCATTACGAAGTACAAAATCATACTCCTTGCCATATGCAGAATAGAAATACACGTCAACAGGCACTTCAAACTTTTTGTTGTTCGTTGCATTAACAAGTTCGACATCACCAACAAAGCGCATGACAGATTTACCTTGTGCACGAAGCTTTTCTATATCCACATCCGAGCCGTCGTCATTCATAACATCGTTTTTCTGGAATAGAACAACCATTTCCTCTGATGTCGGACGGTCTACCATGTAGTTGGTCAGCTCTTCATCATCAGTCAGACCACGCCGGTAGATACGCAAATTGCGCAACTCGATATCGGCTGCATCGGAAGATACAGTAATATTTACCGGAGCTTCCTGCTTCATACTTTCAGTCTGTGAGTACTGTTTCACACCACAACGGATACCATTTACGTACAATTCTATCAAACGAGTACCGGACTTCTTGCCGATAACGAAAGCTATTTTCAGATTCAGATCGGAAGCAAAAAGTGTATTGACAGAACTTCCTCCGGAAGCGGTTATTTTCGCTTCCTGTGTTGTCATCTGGAATCCTATTCCACCGGACATACACGAAAGAATGACACCGTTACGATCAGTTACATTCGAACACTTCAATTCAAATTCATACGTAGCACCGTTCGATACGGCATCATTGGCAAGGGGTTGTTTAAGAATCTCTATTGTAGCTCCATTAGTTAACTGCAAAGAGTCACCAGTCCAACCATTACTATTCCAATCAAACCCGGTGAACTTGGTTGTTACCTCGCCATCAGTCCAAACTGCCGGATTTTCTTCGGTGTTACTACGACCGGCAGCCGAAAGTTTTAAATCAAGGTCTGCTTGTACTTCCTCGATATCAATAGAGGATTTTGCAACGTGGACTAAGAAATCATATTCAGTGTTGCCGCAAGAGAACCGCATTGCATACTCTCCCTGCTCGGTGAACCGGTTTGTATATACCTGAACGGTACGCGGCACACTTACTGTCTGTGTTTTGGTGCCATTGTTGTACACGGACATTTCAGCAGGGGTTTTGTTCGGATCGTAAACAACAAAATCGAATTGCAGTTTCTCATATTGACCGACTTCAAGGCGTGGTTTCAAATGATCATCCGTAAAGATGCGGCCGTCCGGAAAGCGGTGCATCATGCCGATACTGGGAGCAGAAGAACCCTCTTTGAATATATCCAAGTAGATACTTTCAGAGCGAACGGTAAGATCGGCAGAAGCTTCCATTTCAGCAACCATCTGCACGGTATGCCGACCAGGTAAAAGGTCAGGCATGGAAATACTGAAGCTGCTGTTCGTTTGTCCGGATTTAGTAATAGTCTTGGAGTCTTTCTGAACACCATCCACATACAACATGACAACTTTGTTGCCTGTTCCCGAAATGGTGAACGGAATGGATGCAGTTGCACCGGCTGCATAGCCGCCAACAGGAGAAGCAATGTTATAAGTAGAACTCAAAGATAACGTAATAACTTTGACGGACGTGTATGCCTGTTTAGTCTGCTTCTTGCCTTCCGGATCGGTAGTTGTTGCCTTTACATAGATATCCGTTGTTCCCAAAAGCAAATACTTACTCAAATCAAGGGTATATGTACCCTTAGATACATCGTTAATAGTCTCTGTGTACACAGTTTGAGCACCTCGAAGCATCTGTATGGTAAGCGTAGCTTTCTGCCCAGTAGATTCGCCCTTGTCATCTCCGGAACTATATTGGTGATCGTAGAAATAGGTAAGATGAGAAGAACCACCCTCTTTGATAATGCTGTTATCTACCGAAGCATTGAGGACAATCTTTGTTGCAGTACCGGTTTCTCCGCCACCACCTGTACCGCCTTGAAATTCCGTACTGGCTATTTCTGCGCCGGACTTGTTTTTCAAACTTAGCTTAACAGTATTATTATCCTCGTCAACCTCGGATTCGAGTGTGAAAACGGTATTGGCTTCAATCTCATTAAATTTAGCAGTTACAGGAGCGTTCTGAATGGCATTTGTTGAGTTGGCATCCAAACTTTCATCTGTTTGAGGAATTTCGACATTGAAAGATACACCGCCACTTTCATCCGGAGTATGCTTTTCACCGTTGAAAGTAATTTCTTTCACAGCTCCTGCACCACCGTATTCATTCCAAGCAGCCGACTGATCAAAAGCTGTTATGTCGTTTGATTCAAAACGATAATCTTTCCATTTCCCGGCAGACTCCTCGAAAGTAATAATCATGCCGGGCTTCTCTTCATCCTTGACTTTAGCTCCAGAAACGGCTGTTACTGCTGTTTCTTTTGTATAGAAGCCAGTATTTAAAGGATGAAGTTTAGTTACGTTATAAAAGCCACTACCTGAACCGGAGCCACCGGAGATTTCTTCCCACTCACTCCACTTCTCACCTGTCATCTTACGTTGTTTCAACACACCACCGGTATAATACGTAGATAGGAAGATTTGGGTAATGGCATCATCCTCACCGTACCGGGATACAACTAAAATATCACTTGAATAAGTGTCTGCATCAGCCACAATATAATAGCCGGAGTTAACAACAGAATCAATATCAGTATAAAGGACTGTATTGAAAAAATGAAGCATATCTATATTTGACAGATTCTTGTAGAAATCCTCTTCAGTACCCTTATACCCTTTGCCTTTTGCATCTTCATAGGTATTAACCTCATTCCATGAGTCCGGTACATAATCACTGCCGACATATACATAAGTATGATATTTACCTACTTTATCTAAGAATGAACATTTGATACCAATGTTCCTTAGCTCAATAGGAACGAGGTATATAGCCTTATCTAATGTGAATCTGTTTGTATTATCACTCGGATCGACATGATATAAAGATACATTATAGTCAGTAACGCTCGTTATTCTCCAACTACCCCACTCTCCGTTTTTTCGCTGTCTCTGATATACGAACCCACACTCATAGCGTATTTGTTCATAAATGTTCTCATCAAGTATCGTAGTAGCCAAAAGACCTTTTATATCCTTGAATTCATTTCGTTCATCTTCATTATACCGATAAGTAAACAAGCCGGCAGTACCAAATACCTCGTCTAAATCTCTTAGATCGTTCAAGAAATCCAAGTCAACAACAATACTACCACAAACATTTATGGCAGCAAATAGTTTTTTCAATTCTCCCCAAACAGAGCCATCATCACTTTTAGACGTCTCTTTTGTTCCAAGAGCTTCCTGTAATTTTGCTTCGGTTGACATCCATTTCCCCCAAGTTGTGTTACCACTGGAGACAACACCCCTCCGGGACAAAGTAATAACCGGTCCTACGGTTACTTCAGTAGCCGTACTGTCATTCATTGCATCAAGTTGGATGCACGACGTAAACGATTGATAAACATTATTGAGTCCCAATCGCTCTACTTGAATGTTAAGAGGAATACTGGTAGAACCAGGCACGAACACACAACGGTAATTTCCAATAGAGGAATTACCCTCATATAAAGAATTGAGTTTTGATTTTAAGTTAGCAAGGGAATCAATCGTACCTAAACTTTTAAAAGGATCAGTAAGAGAGTCTGATTTAGCTGAAATACCACATATTCGTTTCAACAACTCGGTATCTCCTTCAGTAATATTCTTCTCTGCTTCCGTAATACGATTCTTAAAATCCTCCAAGTCTTTATTAATATAAGCGGATATAGCATCAGTCAGATCCTGAACTAATATTTTCCGCCCACCACTAATTTCGACATACATATCGTCAGACAAAGCTTTCACAGCGGTAAGTTGCTCTATAGTGAAACTATTTGTCTTTAACGCTTGCAGCACAAGGCTGACAATTTGCAGTTTCTCCGTTTCTGTCATAATTATTCTTTTAATGAATTATCTAATCATTATCGTAGACCCATGTTAGTTCAATGGTCATACCAACATTGTCTATATCACATTCATATACATTATCAAGATAAAGCTGAAATTCTTGCCAAGTATTTATATCTTTTGAAGATATCCCTTTCAGTATGCAAATTCCATCCCTACTGATTACATAACCTTCAATGAGATTACTATATGAACCATTAGTGTATAAAATGGCACGTAAATTTATCGAGCCGTTATCCAAATTATCTTTCAAGCTATCAAGCCCTGTCACAACCAGTTTACCATACCCCTTTCTGTTAATATACTTGTTGTCTATATCAGAAGTTTTTATTGTGATTAAATCCCAATACGATTGTTCATCACCGCCCGAATGATGAATACTGTTCACTGTGATCATCGTATCACTGTTGATAGAAGTGCCAGTATTTGGAGTAGCATTAGACATATTGATATAAGTCCCAATTTCTGCTACAGGTTTTTCTGTACCAAATTTGATACTACGCATATCCCCAGTATCCGTTTTTCTGTAATTATCACCTTGTACACGTCTCATCGCAACCTGATTATTCCATTCCAAAACAGGATCAAGCGATTTTATCTGCTGTAACTGCTGATTGAAGACAAAGCTTTTCAATCCCTCGATTTCTTGATTCAATTCAGGAACACCACCGTCTTTTCTTGCATAACGTACACCATCAAAATAGATATAGTTACAGCATAGAATACGATTGAGAAAGTCAGCAAACCACACTGGGCAACCAATAGAATTACCTAAAGTAAATATCTTCTGTGTAGCTTCACGGCTATACAATTCTACGATATCACCATCAGCAGTGGTAAACTGTTCGTTATCTACTGTGAATGACCAGTTATTATCTTTGAATCCGCCGGGGGCACGGAAATCGAAGAAATATTGCATACCATCAATCCAAAAGATACAATCCGTCCGTTGCCGGTTATCTTTCATTGAATACTGTATTACAGTAGTCTCACTAAGTTCGGCACTATCATTCGTAACTTTGAAAATCTCACTCCAGGAATCACCAACTAACACATCGTAGTAACCGCTATTCAGTCCTGTAATAATGTGAAAGTAGATTATCTGATTATTATTCATATTCCATGTGTGCCACTCAATAGAATCCTGACGCTCATTAATCAAATCTCGTACAACCAAAGCAGGCACTGCATCTGATTTGTCACCTATCAACTCAATGAATATGATATCAGAGCTTGCGAATTTCTGAATGTATTTACTCTTCGCACCGAACCGGTCCGTAGTAGGGTTAAAAAACAAAGGGGTAAAAGGACTTATTTTCAACATAATATTTTAAGCTTTAGAGATAGATTTCACTATAAGTTCATATTTAAGCCCGTCAAACCGTTCTATTTGTCCGTCTGCTTCACTTAAAAATCCCTTATACAAATACTCATCTTTAACAAGAGTAATTATACCATCCACAGGAGAAGGAATAACTTCATCATAGGTATTAAATCCAACTTTACCACAAGTGGCCAACTTTTCAGATATCACAAAATTATCTTTTAACGCAATGTTGTTAATCACAACATCACTGTTGCCATCAGAAGAAGTAAATTCAAGCTTATCAGCGCTAATACCAATATACTTGCTGTTTGCAAGCAACATAGCACGCTGGTTATACATCACATTAAACATTTTATCCGGATTCAACACGCCGCTGATATTCCATCCGGTTCTAATGAGTTTATAGCACATCACCCCAGACGTTAATATAGAATCAGCAGCTCCAACAAAAAACACGTCATTATCACTTTCATTATCAGTAGTATTCTTACCTCTCTTTTGTGCTAAGAACTCAATACCATAGGCATCTGCACGATAAGGACTAATAAGCTCCAGTTTATTATCAGTAATATCTACGTCAGTCATGTATTCTGTCGTAAACCGGAATTCATCACGTCCGTTAATTGAATCATAATCCTGTTTGTCATAGCCGACACGAACAGACGAATAAATCAGCTTCTCATCAACAGAATAAGTAAATTCAGTATAGTCGACTTCAAATTCTTTGATTATACTTGTGGAAAACAGTGTATCTCTGTGAACGAACTGAACAATATTTCCATCAATTACAGGAACAAAGCCGAACACAGATTCCATCCAGTCAACAAACTTTGTATAGGAAGTATATAACTTCGCATCTGGTATGCCACGAATACTTTCAGCAGCTACTATAACACAATTATCAAGTCTGGAATCATAATTGCTTGCAATCTTACCGGTAATGCCTTCTTTTCCTCCATTGATACTTTTAAGCAAACAATTCAAGACCCTTGTAGGTGTTATTGCATCAATGTAGATAGGATCACTGATAGAATTATAAGTTACCTTAAACTCTTTAATCTTCTTAATGTTGATTTTTGCATAAGTAGTATGAGAAGCTTTCAAACTGATAGAAAAATACACCATCTTTCTTTGACCATAAGAATCAAATGAAGCCTTACTCACGCTAATACTCAATATTATTGTTTTAGTTTCTCCTTTACTGATGTTCACTGCTTGAGTATTCCCACAAGAGGAAAGAGTGAATGTTGCATATTCAGCATCCCCGCTATTCTCATATTCAACATCCATTTCCACATAAGCCTTAATGCCCGATGCCGGGACACCGAGCAGATCAGCAACTACGCCTTTTTCTCCTTTGTCATATTCAAGGTAGCCTCCTTTGGATATCTCATTACTATAACTGGAAACATAGATATCTGCAAGTTCAATGGGGTTTACGGTATATGTATCACCAATAGAGAAGTTTAGTATATTTTGCATATCTAACCTATCATAATATAGCTGATGCACTGCCTTTATTTCATCTACAAGATACTCGTATTGTGTTCCCTTGTTAGCCTTAATAAGAGTAGCAGTACTATTATCAACCGTATTCATTGATATCGTATAGCCCGAATTATCGAAGGTACCGAAATCCAGTTTACTATTGATAACAATATCATAGGTGTGCTGATTATTGATTTCGTAAATTGCGATCCGAGCGTCTGCAAACAGATATTTTTCTACCCATTCATCGAGAAGCAACTCATAAGCTTCTCCTACAAACTCAAACTTAGATGTGAATGTTCTAATAACTCCACCGAATCCATCACGTTTGAGTGTACGCTTTATCTCATCCCAATTCCGGATACAGGATTTAGGAAGTTCATACGTGGTACCAGCTACTGTCAGAACATATTTGCAAAGCATTTTTATAGGGTTAAAACGTTCACGGGCAAATATAAAGAAAAAGCCAACCGGTTTCCCGATTGGCTAAATTCTTGAAAATCACGCTTTGCAAAAACGAGTTATAACTATTTGTCTTTCAACACTATTTCTATACCAAGAAACAAAAATGACTTTTCGACATTCGCCAAGCTAATTTTTCCATTACCTTTTAAAAAGGCATTGAGAGAGCTTCGGTTTATGTCCAAATGTCTGGCTAATTCAGCCTGCTTCATTCCTCTATTCTTGAGAGCTTCAAGTATTGCTTCACGTATCATAAATAGTATTTTGAGACAAATATATGATTCTTGAACGACAATTCTCCCCAAAGTGGAGCAAATATGTCTAACCTCTTTCAGATTTTTGTTTCCAAAGGCACATTCTCAAAGGGTTCGCACCAAAAACAAAGCCATGCGCATTTATATCTTCATTAAGAATTAAGTTTTTCGATTATTAAAATCGTAAAGCTCATGCCCTAAATCACGGAGAATATTTACAAC